CAAGGTGGTGGTGATATTAAAGTGCATGTACAGGCTATCAATGATGCACTGAAAGCAATCGCTGCTATTTCTGGCGTTGAGATTGGTTAGTGTCTGACACGTATACAGCTAAAGCTCCTGCTGGTATTGATGAGCGCGGTAAGGCTGGTGGGTTGTATACCCGAGTTTCAACCGGCAAACCACTGCTTAAACGACATAAAGATGCCCTGCGGGAGGTTTATGAGATATTAGAAGACCCTGCAGGCTTACAGCCGCTCTTAACGGCTGCTTTGGCAGTTGCATCAGCTGACATGATGTATTGGGCTAATGCACTGGCAAAACGGCAGGAAGACGCTGAAAAGCCGGGTAGGTTGTTTTATCGGGCAGTGCGCGGCATGATACATATAGATAAGTACATGCAGGAGTATAATTCTGCGCGTGACGACGCTGTTTCAGACATCAGCATGGTTGTTCTGGATAGCAGTGATGTTACCAAAGGCAAGTGAGTAAAGCGGTAAACATACACGACATAGTAGAGTGGTCGCAATCACCGGCTGGTTTCTATGTTAGTGATGCTGGACATAAGGATGGGCGTACTTTCGCCGGTCCTATTCGCTTGAGAGAGCACCAGATACGTATCCTCAAGCATATCTTTACTAAAAATGAGGACGGTCGTTTCCCGTATGACACTATTGTTTATAGTTGTCCGAAGAAATCAGGGAAAACCCTCATGGGAGCACTGGCGGGATTGTGGTTTGCGCTAACCCAAGAGCCGCCCAACGAGATTTATGTCTGCGCCAACGACTTTGAACAGGCACAGGCACGGGTTTTTGCTAAGATTGCCTATGCGGTACGTAAGAATCCGAAGTTACCAAGCGCACGGGTGACACAGAAAGAGGTTGTGTTCACTACAACCGGTACCCGTATCATCGCTTTAGCGAGTGAATACGCTTCAGCGGCAGGCTCTAACCACGGATTGACGCTGTGGGACGAGTTATGGGCTTATAGTTCACGGAATGCCCAGCGATTGTGGGACGAATTGACGCCAGTACCCACTCGCATGAACAGTATGCGCTTTATTACGACGTATGCTGGGTTTCAAGGGCAGTCAGATACGTTATGGGACCTTTACAAACGCGGTGTCGACTCCGATGAGCACATGGATGGAGAAGGCGCACCTATAAAAGAGTTAGCAGGGCTACCTTGTTTCGCAAATGGTCGTTTATTCGTATATTGGGACCATGAATTGCGAAAACATCCGGGGATTGTCGGTAGTGTGCAGGAGTATCACGGCACACAACGGACATCGTTACGACCATCTGCCTATTTGCGGATGCACGAAAATCGCTGGACGAATGATGAAGAGGTATTCATCGAGCCTGAGCGGTGGGACGCATGTGTTGACAGACAGCTAGGACCCGTTATTAGTAGTAATAAGCATGTAATTTGGCTACATGTCGACGCTTCGACCAAGCGGGACAGCTCGGCGGTAGTAGGCACGTACTACGACCGCGATGAGGAAAAGGTTGTGCTGGCATGTCATAAGATATGGCAACCCACACCTGAAGAACCGCTGGATTTAGAAGAAACTATCGAACGGTACATCTTAGAGTGCTTTACTAAGATGAGAGTTGCCGGGGTGTCATATGACCCCTTCCAGTTTCACCGCTCGGCTACTACTCTAACTAAACGTAGGTTGCCAATGGTTGAGTTTGCGCAGACCTTACCAAACTTGACCGCTGCATCCCAGCAACTATATGAGTTATTGGAGTACAATAACCTAAAGATGTACCCGAGTGATGAGCTGAGAAAGCAAGCACTCGGTGCAGTAGCAGTAGAGAAGAACCGTGGTTGGCGGATAGCCAAAGATAAGACATCCAACAAAGTGGATGCTATCGTGTCACTGGCGGCGTCAGCCTACTTTACAGTCAAGCAGGGTGCTTACACTATAGATAAGCCACTGATACTGGAAAGTGCTTTCGCGGACGATTCCCCGGCAAACATGCCGGGAGGGGAGCAGGTACCGTGGATGTTCAGAGAGGAATGACAGGCGACGAAATATCTGATGCGGTGTGTTCTTGGGTATCATGCCCGAACTGTGGACAGGAAGGGTTTATTCCCTTCGGGCTGAAGATAAATTGTCTGTGTGGTTATGAACCTCACCATGACGGTAAAGTATACGTGGAAGCTCAAGATGGGAGTATTTTAGCTACTACAGTCCCTGATTTTGTTTGGGAAGGAGACAGGGCACCCAATTGAGACGAGATTTGAAAATGCGTTTAATCGACGAGCGGTTACAATGCGACTGGTGCAATAAGTGGCTATTTGGGCTAGGCGACTTACACGAGTGGCTGGTGAAGCGTAACGCGCTCCCTAAAGATAAAAGAATATTCGATGAGCGAAACTGTGCGCTTCTTCACCACAACTGCCACATGGAGCATGGGCAGACAACGGCAATGACCGAGAAGTTAGCACCTATCTTTATAGCACGATATGGGAGAGAGGCTATGGTGGACTTTGTAAACGGACTGGGGTTGCGACAATCATCGCAATATATGCAATGGCTGATATAGGCGCTGAACAAGAAATAATGCGGCGGTTTACCGCCACCCGCGCTAAATGCGACAAATGGCATAAACGGCTGGAAGAATATGAGCGGTTATACGATTTAGAGCATTACAAAGGCAGTCGGGCAAAAGCTGGTGAAAGACGTATAACCCTAGCTAAACCAATGAATATAGTCGATTTAGCGGTTGGTATCCTGACCGCTAATGACCTTAACGTACAGGTAGTATCCAGTGAGGATGAGGACGAGACCCGTAAACGGGCATCACTTATCGAGCAATTCCTCGATGGTGTGCTTTACGTCAACTCTGAACGACAGGAGACTGACCTGCGCTATGATTGGACATTTCATCAAACCAGAGACGGTGCGGTAGCAATACGTACCTTATGGGACCCCGGATTCGATAAAACCCTACGCGACGATACATTCGACGAACTACCACTCACAGTGGATGTGATTCCGGCTAGATATATGTTTCCGGAACCCGGCGGTAAGCAAGGACGCTGGAAGTGGGTCTTCTATGCAATGGAACGTACTGTAGCGGATGTCGAGCAGGAATACGGTGAAATATCCAAATTCCGTACCATGAAGTCAGCTAACAAGGAGACCCGTAAGGGTACTTTCTTGGATTACTGGGTTGAAGTACCCACTATTACTCCCGAAGGTGTTTCTTACGAGATACACAACGCGGTACTCTATGATGGTCGTATCATCATTCCCCCTAGAGTTATGGAGGGATACCGTGACATTCCTTATACTTTTATGTTCTATAAACCGGTTGGTAAGGTAAACCCCGAAGATTGGGGACAATCCGCCTTGCGACCAATAGAGAACCTAGTAGGTGAGCTGGAATGGCGTATCAATCGTCAGACGAGAATGCTGAACGTATTCGCTAATATGCCCTTAGTGGCACGGGTACGGGACGGCAGACCGGTTAAAGTAGATGCGGCTTTCGGTGATGTGGTATCACTGGGCGAAGGTGAGGACTTAGCCTTCCCACAATGGCCCGGACAACCACCGGATGCAAAAGAACAGATGAATATGGTCAATGCAGAGATACAGGAAGGTTCATTCCCCCAGAGTATGTATGGCGAGGGACCCGGTATGGCTTCTGGTTATGCTATGTCTCAACTGGGTGATGCCGGACGTATTCGCTTGACCCAACCACAAAAACAACAGGAACGGGCGCTGGCAGTCTGGGCGCGTAAGACCTTATGTCTATTACGGGAATTTGCACCCGATTTGGCAGTACAGGTATACGGCAGGCTAAAAGGTGTGCCGTTTGCTACTAAACTCACCGGTAATGAGACCGATGGCTTTAGAGTGGACTACCAACTCAAACCCAAGTTCCCCAACGACGAAAGCAGAAAGGTTGCTATGGCTACTCAAACCAAAGATACCTTATCCCAAGAGACTCGGATGGAACGGTACTTGGACGTGCAACAACCTGACCAAGAGGTACAAAAGGTGCTCCGGGAAAAAGCCGAGCAACATCCAGCTATGGTTGAGTTCCAGATGATGGCAGAGTTTGAACGACTAGCGGCACAGGGAAACAAAGCTGCCCAGCAAATGTTACAGCGGATGCAGGCGGAAGGTATGAGTTCAAACAAGCCCGGACCTAAACCGCAGTTACCCGGAGCAGAACAGTTCGGTGGGTTACCGACTAATAAGCCGGGCGAGGTAACGCAACAGGAGGCGGGGTTAGCCCCACCCGGACAGGAACCATTACAGGAACAGGATAGGTTACGTGAAGGAGTACCATTGACATGATAAGAAGGACTGGCGGAAGTGTAATTATGACTAATAAGTATGACCCGACCCGTAAGCGGTCAGCATCAAAAAGGAAGGCAAAAAAAATATTGAAACACGGTAAAGTAAAAGGTAGGAAGATGAGCAAAAAACAAGAGCGTTTCTTCTATGCGCAAGTCGCGAGACCACCTAATGACTAAATTACAGCGTAGGTGGGAGACAATTGCCGAGAGTGCTGACAATCGTTGGCGTTCTGCTCTTGACCGTCCAGACCGTAAAAAAGAGCTATATAGTGGTTTACAGTCGGGCGACTTCGCCTACCTGAATATGAAGTACGGTCCTCAAGCCGTAACTGAATACATTGCTGAAATGAGTAAGAAGGAAACATAGGAGGTTAATTATGGCATGGGGTTCACCAGATAGAATGAAAGACGCGGAGAAATCGCGTCGTGAGGAAGAAGCGCGGGCAAGGCGCGAGAGAGAGCAGCGGGAACGCCAACGAGCGGCAGCATTAGACTGGCAAAAGATGGAAGAAGCCCAAGCTCCTGATTACGTGCCGCCTCCCGAGGAACTAGCGGGTCTACCTGACATAGTACAGGAACAATACCAAGATAGAATCGTAAAGCCCCCTCAAACTCCCGGTGGTAGGGAAGACCGCTTTACACAACAAAGGTCGCCTGACCAAGCAGCAATGGACAGGCAGAATGAAATAGACGAAGAGAATGAACGAGCACGTCTTTTAAGTGAGGTACATAGAGGTGCTACAGGGTCTGGTCCATTAGCGGGAGACCCAATATCTACACCGCCAAAAGCATCATTTGTGGAAACAATAATACCTATAGGTTTAGAAG